GCTTCTTTCTTCTCTTGAGTCTCTTTACCAATAATCTGGGTTTTTACTGGGCCGGATGCCGGTAACGTTTCCATTACGGTCTCTGCTTGGAACTTTACTAGAGCCTCTGATAATAGCGGGTGGTATACACCGCATGCGCCTTCCCATGGTACTGTGCGCTCTTCAATTTTCATACCCAACAACTCTAAGCCGTCAACGTATGTTTGTATCCAGTCTTTGCGTGAGCTGACGTCCTCGTCAAACTCTCCGATTAAATCACCAGCTAATTCTGCTAATTCACCTTCAGACATGTACTCAGCTAAGTTTGCTGAAAACTCTTCTTCGCTTTCTTCTTCTTTGCCTATCTCAATTTCAAGTCCATCAATGCCAATACTGACTGATTCAGGATCCTCAATTTCAATTTCGATTTCAGGAACATCGTCCATTAAATCCTCTATTCCTTGAGGGGCTTGATATAAACTTTTTTCAATAGCCATTTTTTATCCTTAAATATATTTCCAGTTACCGTCTATAGGTTTATCAACGTTTCCGCCAGATGAATAAAGTTTGTTAAGGGCAAAAGGATTTACGCTTTCACCCATACTTCTCTTGCTCACTGAAATTCCGCCAGCTCCGCCAATATTTCTTCCCTCGCCACTGCCACCAGATTGTGGCTTTTGGTGGACTTCTGTTATTTTATTTCCAAAGTGGATGCCTTTACCAGTATCGCCAATTTTACTTTCGCTTTTGTATATTTCTACTGGATTACTGCCTACAGATGGTTTTGTTTGATAAGCAGCTTCATAAAGAACTGTACCAGCTTTTTTAGGGCCGTAGTCTTCTAAAAGTGTTACAGCTGCTTTACCAGTTGGCTTTCCGCTTTCATCAAATAACGGTGTAAATTTTGTTGCCATATCTGGATTTTGAAAAAACCCGCCCAAAACGCTGACATCTTTTGGCGCCATAAACACGGTTTTCCCAGACCTTGGTTGCATACCTTCGGTTGTATCAGCATGCTTTGCACTACTTCGATTACGTGTAGTTGTTGCATCAGCATGATGTGCATACGTTGAACCGCGCTCTGTTTTAAAAACGCTTTCAATATCTTCAAGTTTAATTAATGGCGTGTAGTCCATGTTTCCTCTAATAGTATGCAGCTTTGCGTCTGAATGAGACTATCTCATCCTTTTCGTCAGATTCTAACTTGATAAATCCACCTTTGCGGAACCTAATGAGCGCTTGCGTTGATGAGTCAACTAAGTCATCGTGATCAGAATTTGGAAAAGCAGCCATTTCCTCAATCACTTCATCAGCCCATCTTGTCCGCGGTGCCCACACTTTCCCCGAGGCGAATAAATCAGATACAGCGTTAATACGAGCTATCTTATCATTGCCCCTTGTCGGTGTAAACTCTTGAACAGGTATTCCCATGTTTCTTAATTCATATATTAACGGCGCGCCTGAAGCTTTTGCCTCGACAATGAACGCATCTGGCTCATATTCCATGTAATGTTTGTAGGCAACTTCCTTTAACTCTGGAAATTCCATACGTCTCTTAAAGGCGTCTAGCAAAATAACGTGGGCATCATCGGGATTCTCGTTCATATAGAAGACTCCCCATGTCGTACACGCAGAATAGTCCGACCTTTCGTTCTTAGTGAACGCCGTATCCCATGATTGAATGACAAACTCGCATTTTGGCGGGTCTTCATCCTCCCACTCCTTCCACCACTCCCTCTTAACAATCGCCCCAGACTCAGAAGTAGGCTGTTGCATGTACTGAGCGTTCCATTTACCACTAGGAAGTTCGTTTCTCAGTGCCTCAAGTTCAACTAACGGCCAAAACTCAGGCCAAAGCGGGTTTCCAGACGGCAAAATCGCAGGAAAGTCGATAACTTCCCAGTCTTCTCCGTCCCTCTCAATCACTCCCTTAAGAATCCGACCCGTTAAATCACGTTTTCCCCACCGAGTCATCACCACAATGATAGAACCGCCTGGTTGTAGACGCTGGCGTGGACCAGATGAGTACCATTCATAGACTTTATCGTATACAGACGGATCAGTAGCAGCCAAAGCCGCCTCCTGCTCTGAGTGCGGGTCATCAATAATCAGCAAATCCGCACCTTTACCAGTCACCGTACCACCCACACCAATCGCAAAGTACTCGCCACCCTCATTGGTAGCCCATCTTCCCGCCGCCTTGGAGTCATGTCTTAGCTTTACGTTAGGAAATATCTGGGAATACTGCTCACTGTCCAATAAGTTACGTACCTTACGTCCAAAACCTACAGCCAATTCAGCTGTATTGGAACACTGGATAATCTTCTTATTAGGGAATTTACCTAAGAACCATGCTGGGAGCATATAACTTGCAAACTCACTCTTCGTATGTCGCGGCGGCATATTAATGATCAGTCTCTTTATCTCTCCCTTTGCAACCCTCTCAAAAGCTTTGGCCATCACTTTGTGATGTCGTCCATCTATAAAGCCGGGCCACATCTCATGGGCAAACTTAATAAAATCAGTATTCGCTTTTTCTCTTTTTAAGGCGTGTTGGTACGCAGCCAACTCCTCAATCATGGCTTCTTGCTCATGAACGGGTAACTGATTAATAAACTCGGTTAACTTATCTGTCATAGTCTTTATAAAGAAAATACAAAAATATCAATGTACAAATAATCGTCATTCTAAATTCCTAAACTTAATATAAACAGGACGTACCGACCTCGCCCGATCCGGCAACCTCTTACAAACTCCCATTTCACATAACCTCTTCACTATCCTATGGACATTCCCTCGACCCCTGTCCCCAGTCATATACATAATGTCATCAATGGACGGCCCAAACCCATACCTAATCCACCACTCATCAATCACCAAAAATATCTCTTTTTGCTTAGGAGTCATCAGTCTTTCCAAACAATGGTCTTTAGAAGCGAATTTCTCAAAAAATATACCCCCCACCCCTGTCATTTCCAATTACCTACCGGGGGGTCTTCCTCAGAATCTAAGCCCTTCTCAGCCCAGAAATCATCATTGGGGTACCCCTCTTCAGGTGGAAACGTTACCACGTCTTTTTTTTCTTCAGTGAAATCAACATCTTGCGTAGGCGAATCCTTACACGGGGCTGACTCTGTGGAATTTGAGTCGGATTGTTTGTGTGGAATAGTATGTATTACAGTCCCCCCATGCGACGCGTCAATATCGGGGCCTACCCCCACGGTGGGGTCGCCAGGCTCGCGATCAGTTGCAGCCGAAAACTCCTCAGAATTTTGCGGAGCGGTTAGTTCTGCCAGTAGGCTCTCTGCCGTATCCTCTGAGTTTATCTCTCTAGCGTTTACATCTATCACGGCTTTTAATTGGTGAAGTAAGCGGGCTTTTATGTCTCCGCTTTGGTGAATAATGGTTGTCTCTTTTCTATCCATGAAGACATCAACCCCCGCAACCTTGCCCAGTAGCTCTAGGGATTTGATGCGTTGAGCGGGATTTATCTCGCCATCTAGTGCGTGTTGGGTAAGTTGATGGATTACTAGCCTCCTCAAGTCAGCGGGATTACGATAATCCTCCGCCTCTTTTGCCAGCTTGTAAGCCTCTATTTCCACTTGTATTCGGGTATCCTGTGCAAGCCTACTAGCGTTATTGCCTACCGTCTTTACATTCCCCTCTGTGTTATATGCCTCTCTGTATGCATCTGCTTTAGTTTTACCTAGTGCAACATGGCGGGCGAATTGCTTTTGCTTGTGGGTGAGTTCCTTTGACTTACCTACTCCGAGAAGAATCGTATCCATTGGAATGCTATCTAATCCCTCTCTTATTTGCTTACGGGATAGTCTAGGCAACTTCGGAAGATTGGCGGGCTTTTTGGTTTTCTCTGTCATATCTTTTATATGGGTATAAAACGGGAATATCTGAACAATACCAAAGAATGAACCAAACGCAAAAAATTGACTCTCATCACCTGGCGAGCAAACAAGTGGAAACGTTACCACCCAAACGAGTGTTTTACCCTCTGTTATCCCTCTACTGGATTAGTAAAAAGGCCACAAAATAAGCGGGCTTTTTTCATCAACAATAACCCTCCAGATCACTCAAGTATTTATATAATCTACAACTACAGAGCCTTATAAACAAAGGGATTGAATGAAATGTAAAATAAATACTTGCACAATTTAAAACTATTTGACTATAATTAAAAGGCAACAACTAAACGGAGGATTTATGCAACATTTACACAACTCAACGATTGAAGAATTGCACGAGCTAACACGAGAGCAACTCATCACAATGTTAGTAAACCATGACCGAGACGGAGAGTATTCGGACGAGCAACGCACCGCATTGGGTGAAGACATTTTGAACCATCAAGAGGCGTTAAGCCTTGCGGTTTTACATTTGAACGAAGTAATAGACGGGGAAATTTTGAACCAACTGGAGGGCAAGTAATGAACATAATACAGAGGACAAAGCCAAGCGATTCACCTTATATGGTGGAAGACAATGGCACGCTTATATTTTGGTGCAACTACAAGCATGAGGCGGAGGCGTTCATTCGTGGCGTTAATCATGCCAAACGCAAGCACGCTCAAGAATCATTAAACAAAC